ATGATGACAATAGATTTTATGACGCATCTTTTAATGGAACTTCTGCTGCTTGTCCAGTTGCATGTGGTTTAATTGCATTATTTTTGGAGGCAAATCCAACTGCAGATTCTAGAGCAGTTCATAATTGGTTGAAAGATCATGGAACAACACTTTTAGAAACAACATCATCTATAGATACTATTAGTGATGGATTTATAGATCAATACACTGATGATACTCAAACTAATTATTGGATCCAATATTTTAATTTAAGAGGTGCTGAACCAAGAGTTACTTACAACCCATACGCTAATGATGATATTCCTTCAGTTGAAGGTGTAACTCTTGAGGGAATCAATTTTTCATACGAATAAATATCTAAAAAAGACTTATGGCTAATAAGGATTTTGGTGTAAAGAAAATAGAATTAATTGGTTCTTCTGGAACTCCTAAATTAAGTAGTCCAACTAATCTTAATCTCAATGCCAATACTGTTGCGATTAGTACAGATGTTACAATTGGAGGTAAAGTTCAATCAGATGTTATTGTTGGGACTGGATATTCTGTAGGTATTGGTAGCACTCAACCACAGCAAGCACTTGATGTCAATGGTGGTGCCAATATTTCTGGTGTTGTAACTGCCACTTTATTTACTGGTGATGGTTCTAATCTAGTTGATGGTAAATGGACACTTGGTGCTAACGGAACTAGTGATTATACTTTCACTGGAATTGGTTTCACTCAAACGACTAATGATCCGGTTCTTTATCTTGCGAGAGGTAGAATATATGAATTTGTAAATAATACTGGGGGTAGTCATCCTTTCCAAATTCGTGTTTCTAGTGGGGGGGCATCTTATAATGATGGAGTAACAAATAATGGATCTTCATTTGGAACTATAAGATTTGAAATACCATTTAATGCTCCAAATACATTATACTATCAATGCACAAATCATAGTGCTATGGGGAATGTAATTAACATATATCCCACTACAGCATAAAATATAAACTAAATAGTCAAAAAGGGTTTAAATTAATTATGTTAGGTACATATTTTTATCACGAAATAATAAGAAAAACTGTTATTGGATTTGGAACTCTTTTTAACAATATAGAGATTAGAACTAAAAATTCTGATGGAACTTTCGCACAGGTAATGAAAGTTCCATTAGCATATGGTCCAATGAGCAAATTTCTTGCATTAATTGAGCAGCAAGCAAGTTATAAAAACAGAGTGGCAATTACACTACCCAGAATGTCATTTGAGATGATTGGATTATCTTATGATGCCTCAAGAAAAACTACAATAACACAAACATTTCAATCCGGCAATCAAAGCACTCCTAAAAAAGTGTATATGCCAGTACCATATAATATTAATTTCACACTTTCTATAGCTACAAAACAAAATGATGATATGCTACAAATAGTTGAACAAATTTTACCATATTTTCAACCAGCACTCAATCTCACAATTAATTTAGTTTCAGCAATTGGAGAGAAAAAAGATATTCCAGTTATTTTAGATTCTATCACAATGGCAACTGACTATGAAGGTGACTTTGAGGATAAATCGACAATCATTTATAATTTAAATTTTACTGCAAAGAGTTATATATTTGGGGCAATAGCATCTGAAACTTCCGGACTTATTAAGAAAGTTGATGTTGATATGTATAGTAATGTAAATAAAGCAGCACCAAGAGAGATGAGATATAGTGCTGCCCCAAGAGCAATTAAGGATTATGATAATGATTCAATTACTGCTATTATTGAAGATGTAGATATTAAAGAAACAATTATATCACTCAATGATGCATCAACTTTCTCTGTCGATGATTATATTGAAATTGGTAGTGAGACAATGGAAATTATATCTATAGATGAAAATACGGTTAAGGTTAAGAGAGGTGTTGAGGGAACAGGACCTCAAAAGCATTATATTGGGGATGCTGTTAATGCAATAACTGCATCTGATGATGCACAAATACCTTTAGGTGATGATTTTGGATTTAATGAGACCATTTCATACTTCACAGATTTCAAATCATATAATCCCGTAACTGGGGAAGATATTTAATATATGGAAAGATTTTCTGAAATAAACGATGCCTTAGATGTAGATAGTTCTATACTCGAAACTACTGTAGAAAAGTTTGAAAATACTAAGAAGTCCATTGAAAAATTTAAATCAGATGATTTAGAAAAAGACTATGATTATGCTAGAGGACAATTGTATTCTTTAATTTCTAAAGGTCAAGAATCCATAAATGTTATTATGGAAATTGCTCAGGATAGTGGCAATGCTAGATCTTTTGAAGTTGTTGGGCAGTTACTAAAAATTGTTGCTGATATAACTGATAAATTAATTGATATGCAGAAAAAAATGCGGGATATGGATGAAAATATGTCTGGTGCTAAAAATATTACAAATAATAATGCATTATTTGTAGGATCTACCGCAGAACTGCAAAAACTTATAAAGGATGGTATTCTAAATAATAAAGAAGATTGAAGAATATAATGGAAGAAGGAACTCTCCATAAATGGTTCAAAGGGTCTAAATCTAAAGATGGTAAAAGTGGTTGGGTCAATGTAGTCACAGGTGGAACTTGTGCTAGTGATGAACCTGGAGAGGGAACTCCTAAGTGTGTTTCTTCCGCAAAAAGAGCAAGTATGAGTAAAGCAGAAAGACTTTCTGCTGCCAGAAGAAAAAAAGCAGCAGATCCTGGTCAGCAACAAAAAACTGGTGCTGCAAAACCAACTTATGTTTCTACGGATAAAAAGAAAATGAAAGAAGAAATAATTTCGGAAACTAAAGATAAAAAAGGAGAGGGTAGTGGCAAGAAAGATGCCTGCTATAAAAAAGTAAAGGCAAGTGCCAAAGTTTGGCCTTCTGCATATGCTTCTGGTCGTTTAGTTCAATGCCGCAAAAAGGGGGCAGCAAACTATGGCAATAAGTCAGAAGGGATTACATTTCAGCAATTTCAAGAAAAGGCAAAAAAGTGCTGGGATACTCATAAGAAAGTTGGTATGAAGATGAAAGGTGGTAAATTAGTAAATGATTGTCGTCCTAAGAATGAAGAATTAACTAATGAAGGAGCATCCTGGACTAAGAAAGCAGGAAAAAATCCTGAAGGCGGACTCAATGAAAAAGGGCGCAAGTCTTATGAAAGAGAAAATCCAGGATCTGATTTAAAAGCACCTTCTAAAAAAGTCGGTAATAAGAGAAGAGCATCATTCTGTGCAAGAATGAAAGGTATGAAGGCAAAACTAACTTCTGCCAAAACTGCTAGAGATCCCGATAGCAGAATAAATAAATCATTGAGAGCTTGGAATTGCTGAAATGCAAGTAATTAAAATTTTAGGAGAATCAATACTAATCAATGCTGGTTCTGGATCATCAGTTCCAGGATCAGTCAATGGTGGTCTTGGTGCAGCGTTGGGTGCAGAATATGTAATGATTCAACACAGTCATTCTTCAGATCGTCTAGTTGAAGTAAGAACTGGTGCAGGTGTTACATATGGTAGTTTCCATATGTCAGGAAATTATCCAATTATTATTCATAAGAATAGGACAGATTTAATCTATTCTTCTGCATCAGATGTATACGCAACATCGGTAGTATATCAAGGATAATTTTTTATAATGACTGATGATGTATATCTTGGTAATCCGTTACTAAAAAAGGCAAATACAAAAATTGAGTTTACTCAGGAACAAATCCAAGAGTTTATTAAATGTAAACACGATCCAGTTTATTTCGCAAGAAATTATATAAAAATTGTTTCGGTTGATGAAGGTTTAGTAAATTTCAATTTATATAAGTTTCAAGAAAAACTTGTAAAACGATTTCATAAAAATCGTTTTAATATTTGTTTAATGCCAAGACAGACAGGTAAATCAACTACTGTGGTTTCCTATCTATTACATTATGCAGTTTTTAATGATAACGTAAATATCGGCATTCTTGCAAACAAAGCTGCAATTGCAAAGGAATTGCTTGCAAGATTTCAAACTGCATATGAAAATTTACCTCGTTGGATGCAACAAGGCATATTATCGTGGAATAAAGGTTCTTTGGAGTTAGAAAATGGATCAAAGGTTCTTGCGGCTTCTACGTCAGCTTCTGCAGTACGGGGTATGTCCTTTAATATTATCTTCCTTGACGAATTTGCCTTTATTCCTAATCATATTGCTGACCAGTTCTTTGCCTCTGTTTATCCTACTATTTCGTCTGGTAAAAGCACGAAAGTCATTATAGTTTCGACCCCACATGGTATGAATCATTTCTACCGAATGTGGCATGATGCAGAAAGAAAGAAAAATGAATATGTTCCAACTGCTGTTCATTGGAAAGAAGTTCCAGGAAGAAATGAAACTTGGAAGAAACAAACAATAGCAAACACTTCTGAAGAACAATTTAAGGTTGAGTTTGAATGTGAGTTTTTGGGATCAGTTGATACATTAATCAATCCCACAAAATTAAGAAATTTGGTTTATGAAGATCCAATTCGAAAAAATAAAGGATTAGATGTTTATGAAAATCCTAAAGAAGAGAATAATTATTTAATTACAGTGGATGTTGCTAGAGGAATAAGTCATGATTATTCAGCTTTTGTTGTTTTTGATATTACAGAATTCCCTTACAAAATTGTAGCAAAATACAGAAGCAATCAAATAAAACCAATGTTATTTCCTAATATCATACATGAAATGGCAAAGGCTTATAATCAAGCATATGTGTTGGTGGAAGTTAATGATATTGGAGATCAAGTATCAAATATATTATATTTTGATTTAGAATATGAAAATATTTTGATGTGTGCAATGAGAGGAAGAGCAGGACAAGTTGTTGGATCTGGATTTAGTGGAAAAAAATCTCAACTAGGTGTTCGTATGACATCTACAGTTAAAAAACTTGGTTGTTCAAATTTAAAAACTCTCATAGAGGATGATAAATTAGTTACTAATGATTATGAAATAATTTCTGAATTAACAACATTTATTCAAAAAGGAAGATCATTTGAAGCAGAAGAAGGTTGTAATGATGACTTAGCAATGTGCTTAGTAATTTTTTCATGGTTAGTCGCTCAAGATTATTTTAAAGAAATGACAAATAATGATGTACGTAAAAAAATATATGAGGAGCAAAAAAATCAAATTGAACAAGATATGGCACCTTTTGGATTTATTTCTGATGGATTAGATAATAATAGTTTTATTGATAAAGATGGTGATCGATGGTATACTGATGAATATGGTGATGTTGCTTCTACATGGGAGTTATTTTAATAAACTTTCTAAAAACAAGGTTTTGATAAATATTTTTAGACAAAATCTTTTAATAAAAAGAGGAAAGACATGGCTCTAAATTTAGGATCACCTGGAGTTTCGATTAAAGAAATTGATTTAACTCAAGGTGGAATCGCAGGTATATTAGATATTACTGGTGCTATTGCAGGTCCTTTTGAGAAGGGTCCGATTAATGAATCAACTAGTGTTTCATCCGAACAGGAATTATTAGAAATTTTTGGAAATCCTTCTAAAGAAGATAATCAGTTTGAATATTTTTTAAGTGCATCTCAATATTTAACTTATGGAGGAAACTTAGAGGTTGTTAGATGCTCAGGTGGACTTATAAGTAATGCAAATGCTGCTGTTGGATCTGCAGTAACTACACTTTTAATTGAAAACTATGATGATTATAATGATAATCACTATAGTGATACTACTTACTATTATGCAGCAAAAACTGCTGGTACTCATGGAAATGGTATTAAAATATGCACTATTGATGCTTTTGCAGATCAAATTCTTAGTGGAATTACCACATCTGGAATTACAGTTGGTGCTGGTGTAACTCAAACAACTACTGCACAAATACCACTTTCTGATGGAACAGTAGGAACTCTTGATGGATACATGAAGGGCATTGTTACTGAAATTGGTACTGAAGAAATCACTGTTAAATTTGTCTCTCATGTTTCTGCAGCAGGAACTGAGTATAAATTAGATTATACTGAATCAGGACCTTACGAATTCAAAATTAATACTGCATTAACAGTTGGTGGTGCTACAGGTTCTGCAACCACAACTGCTATTGCTGTAACTAGAGGTTTTGTTGGTTCAACTGCAGCATCACATGTCGATGGGGAGGATATAAGAGCATATAACCGTGTTGGAGCAACAAGTTTAGATCAGGCAGGTGGACAATCTGTTGGTACTGCTGTAACTGGATTCTTCGTTGCAGATACTACTGGAATTAATACTACTTCTCACTATCTATTAATAAACAACGAACTATTTGATCCAATTGAAGTTTATGGAGACAACTTTGTTGCTATTGGAACAGATACAACTGCAGCAGCAGATAATAGAGGTAAAGTTGGAACAACAACTGCAACTCATATTGATGGAAGCACTGTTACTATTTTAACTTATAATAGTACAACAGGTGTTGGTACTACTGTAGGAACACTTAATGGATCGATAGATGATACTGTCACAGATATCAATTTAAATGTTTCTCAAAGTGATATTAATACTAATGATATTATTTCTATTGATAACGAATTTATTCAACTTACTGGTGACATATCTGTTACTAGTTCTTTAACTCCAACTGGATCTAAAAATTGGTACGATGAACAAAATTTAGGATTAGATAATAGTACAATAAGTTGGAAATCTCTTGCCCCCAAACCAAAAACTTCAGAATTTGCTGAAAGTAGAGGTACTAGGAATGATGAAATACATGTTGTTATTGTAGATGACGATGGAAAAGCTAGTGGAACTCCAGGTTCTATCTTAGAGAAGCATTTAGGATTATCCAAGGCACTCAATGCCACTAGATCATCTAGATCTGGAATTTATTATAAGGACTATATTAGAGATGGATCTTCATATATTTACGTAGGTGCTCATGAAACTGGATCTGCAACTGGATTTACTGCTGGAGCTGCAAGCTTAACTGCTTTAGGGTCTAATGCAGGTGCTTCTGGACAAAATGCTGAGGATGTAATTGCATTCAATGCATGTGGAGGAAAAATTTATACTTTAGATAATGGATATTCTTACAGTGGATCAACAACAAGTCCAGGATATAATGTAACTTTAGCTAATGTTGTTTCAGGATACTCTGAATTCACTGATGAAAGAATTCCCATCGATTTCTTGATCATGGGACCTTCTATGGCAACAAGTGCCCAGGAATCACAAGCAAAAGCAAATAAACTAGTTGCTATTGCAAATCAAAGAAGAGATTGTATAGCTTGTATCTCACCACATAGAGATCACGTTGTTGGAAACTCTGCTGGATCAACTGACATTACTAATAAAATTATTAATTATTATGAGGGAATAACTCATAGTAGTTTTGCGGTATTTGATACAGGATATAAGTATACATTTGATAGATTTACAAACTCCTTTGTATACTTACCTACCAGTGGTGATGTTGCTGGTGTTATGGCAAGAACTAATGCTATTAACTTCCCATGGTATTCACCAGCAGGTGCTACTAGAGGGGCTTTAAATAATGTCATCAAACTTGCATATAATCCAACTCAACTAGAACGAGATAGATTGTATGGAGCAGCAATTAATCCCATTATCACTACAAGAGGTCAGGGAACAATTCTTTTCGGAGATAAAACTGCTTTAGGTAAAGAAACATCTGCATTTAGTAGAATAAATGTTCGTAGATTATTCCTATTCGTTCAAGAGGCAATTAGTAGATTCTCAAGAGGATCTATATTTGAATTTAATGATTCTGTAACGAGATCTAATTTTGTTAATACTGTAGATCCATTCCTTAGAGATATTCAAGCAAAGAGGGGAATTACTCAATTTAGAATTATTTGTGATGAGAGTAATAATGGTCCAGACATTATTGATCGCAATGAATTCCGTGCTGATATCTTCATTCAACCTTCAAGATCAATTAATTACATATCTTTAACATTCGTTGCTACTGCGACTGGTGCATCATTCATCGAATCTATCGGTAACTAATTTTAAACTAAAACGAGGTTAAACCAATGTCAAACATCAGTCAAGTTATCAAAACTAGAGAAAGAACTCTAGATGATTTTAAAGCAAGGTTATTTGCAGGTGGTGTACGTCCTAACTTATTTGAAGTTGAATTGTACTTCCCTACTGCATCAGATCTTACTGATTTTGCCGAGTCATCAAGCGCAGCAGCCGCAAGTGATGTTACGGGATCGGGAGGTTCTGGTGGTAGTGGTTCAGTAGATTCTTCGTCCACTGAGGGTAGAAATAGATTAACAGAAGATATTCGTTTTCTTGTTAAAGGTGCTCAGTTACCCGGATCTAATATTACTCCAATTGAGGTTCCTTTCAGAGGAAGAACTTTAAAAATTGCTGGAGATAGAACTTTCGATACATGGACTGTTACAGTACTTAATAACTCTGATTTTAATGTCAGAGATGCTTTTGAAAGATGGATGAGTTTTATTGCAAAGCATGATTCTACTGCAGGAACTTCTGCTCCTTCATCTTATCAGAGAGATGCTTTGGTACATCAACTTGGAGTTCCTGGTATTTCTGCTGAGACTGCTGTTTATGATGAAACAAATGCTGCTGATTTAAATGCTAATGAGAATGTTCCTGTTTTAAGATCATATAAGTTCTTTGGAGTATTCCCAACAGCAATTTCTCCAATTGATCTTTCTTATGATACAACTGATACCATTGAAGAGTTTACTGTTGAACTACAAGTTCAATATTGGAAGGCATACTCTGGATCAGGTAACTTAAGAATTGACTGATAAATAGGGTATAGGCAATACTCTAAAGATATATAAGATGTCGAGTTTATTTGGATTTTCTTTTGATGATGATAAAAAGAAGGGGAGTGGGAAGAACATAGTTTCTCCCATTCCCCCTTCTAGCGCTGATGAATCCGATTTTTTCGTATCTAGTGGATTTAACAGTCAATATATCGATACTGAGGGTGTATATAAAAATGAGCATGAGTTAATTAAAAGGTATAGAGAAATGTCTCTATATCCTGAATGTGATACTGCCATCGAAGATATTGTAAATGAAGCTATTGTATCAGATATTGATGATTCTCCTGTAGAAATAGAATTATCAAATTTAAATGCTAGTGATAAACTGAAAAAAATAATATATAAAGAATTTAAAAAAGTAAAAGAGTTGCTACAGTTTGATAGATCTTCTCATGAAATTTTTAGAAATTGGTATATTGATGGAAGATTATATTATCATAAGGTAATTGACCTAAAAAAACCTGAGGAAGGAATACAAGAATTGAGATATATTGATCCTCTTGATATTAAATATGTTAAAAAGAAAAAGGAAATAAGTGATAAAACAAAAATAATTAATGGTACTCTAACTAGTTTAGAACTAGAATCTGAAATTGAAGAGTATTATGAATACATTGTAGAAAGGGCAAGATATGGAAATGGATCCAAATCAATTAAAATTGCAAAAGAAGCAATTGTCTATTGTACTTCTGGATTAATAGATAGAAATAAAAAGACTACATTATCATATCTTCAAAAAGCAATTAAAGCTTTTAATCAACTTTATATGATTGAAGATAGTCTTGTAATTTATAGATTATCTAGAGCACCGGAAAGAAGAATTTTTTATATTGATGTTGGTAATTTACCGAAAGTAAAAGCAGAACAATATCTTCGTGATGTAATGAGCCGATATAGAAATAAATTAGTATATAATGCAAATACTGGAGAGATTCGTGATGATAAGAAATTTATGAGTATGTTAGAAGATTTCTGGCTACCAAGACGTGAAGGTGGTAGAGGGACAGAAATTTCTACACTCCCTGGTGGTCAAAATCTTGGCGAAATCACTGATATTGAATATTTCCAGAAAAAACTTTATCGTGCATTAGGTGTTCCAGAATCTAGAATTGCTAGTGATGGAGGGTTTAATCTTGGAAGATCATCAGAAATTCTTCGTGATGAATTAAAATTCAGTAAATTTGTATCTAGACTTAGAAAAAGATTTTCTAGATTATTCAATGATCTTCTAAAAACTCAATTAATTTTAAAAAATATCGTAACTCCTGAAGATTGGAGTTTAATGGTTGAACATATTCAGTATGATTTCATTTATGATAATCACTTTGCAGAATTAAAAAATTCTGAACTCATGAATGAAAGATTGGGACTTCTATCAACAATTGAACCATATATTGGTAAATATTATTCCAATGATTATATAAAGAGAAAAGTTCTAAGACAAACTGAAGAAGAAATTTCGGAAATGAAGCAGCAAATTGAAAATGAAATTAAATCTGGAGAATTACCAGATCCAAATGCATTAGAAGTTGATGCTGAGGGTGAAAATACTGGAGTTTTAGGAAAAGTTCCCTTAGAACCTGAGGTTGATGGATCTTCAACAGAAGTTCCTGAAGATCGTTAAGTATAAATAACTTTAGTAATTATAGTAAATGATGGACCCAACATTAGTAGATAAAATCATTGCCGGTGATTCTGCTGCAGAAATTTCTGATTATATTAAGGACACACTGTTTGCTAAATCATCTGCAAAAATTGATAATGCGAGACCTGAAGTAGCAGCACAACTTTTCGGGGATAATGAAGAAGATTCTACAGAAGATGTAGAAACTCCTGATGAAGAAGAAACTCCTGAGGAGGAATAATGTCAAGAACCTTAGTTAAAGGTAATGAAATTGTATTACCAACTTCCGCTGGTGCTGGAACAAGTTTTTCAGAAGCAACCGTAGTTCGTCTTTACAATAGCGATACTGATCCGCATGTAGTTACAGTTCAAGAAACTGCGGGTGGAACAGGTATTGGGTCATTTACTATGCCTGCAGGACATGTTGAATTTTTAGAAAAAAATCCAACATACACTGTTTTTTCGGATAGTGCTACCGTTTTAGGAGCAAAAGTAGGATTCACTGCATAAAAAATGAAACTAATCACAGAAGAAATCGAATCAGTAGAATTTATCGTTGAGGACCGCAACGGTAAAAAGTCAATGTATATTGAAGGAGTTTTTCTTCAAGCAGATATTGCTAACCGCAATAAAAGAATGTATCCTATGGATACATTAAGAAAAGAAGTTCAAAGATATAATGAAACTTTTGTACAGAAAGGTCGTGCTCTTGGTGAATTAGGTCATCCAGATGGTCCAACAGTTAATCTGGATAGAGTTTCTCATAAAATTACTTCACTTAAAGAAAGTGGAACTAATTTTATTGGTAGAGCAAAACTTCTTGATACCCCAATGGGCAATATTGCCAAATCTTTAATTGGTGAAGGAGTTAGATTGGGAGTTTCTTCTAGGGGAATGGGTTCTCTTAGAATGACTGATGAAGGAGTCAATGTGGTTGAAAGTGACTTTATGCTTGCAACTGCAGCTGATATTGTTGCCGATCCTTCCGCACCTGATGCTTTTGTTGATGGTATTATGGAGGGTAAGGATTGGGTCATGGAAGGTGGTATTATCCGTGAAAAATTAGTTGAAAAAACTTACAAGCAAATTAATACCCTCGTAGATGAAAGAAGTTTACAAGAGAATAAGTTAAAATTATTCCAAAATTTCCTTTCAAATCTATAATAATATAAATAAATTTAGAAAAACCTAATCGAGAACACACTCGGAGATAGAAATGTCACTTGGAAAAAATTTACAAGAAATGGAAAACGTAGTTAATAAAAATGCTGCGGCTGCTGACCCAATGCAAAGTGTCCCTACTTCTGTAGTTGCCGGTCAATCAATTGAAGATCTAGGAGGACCTACTCCTGAAAATTATAAAACTGATGATGATTCTGCAAAACTAAAAGATCCAGGAGCAACACTTTCTAAAGTTCGTGATGTTGCTACAAAAAATGCAAAAAAAGCAGATCCCATGCAATCTGTAAATGCCGGAGTGGCAAAAGAAGAAACTGAAGTAGAAGAAACTTCAGAAGTCGTTGAAGAGGAAGTTGTAGAAACACCTCAATACAACGTTGATGAAGATCTTTCTGCTTTACTTTCCGGTGAAGAACTCTCCGAGGAGTTTCAAGAAAAGGCAAAAACAATCTTTGAAGCTGCCATTACTGCAAAGGTAAATGAGGCAGTT